AGTCATACCACAAATAAGAACCAGAGTCGCAGGTCGTCGTGTACAACTCATGACAACCTGTGCCTGGGCCGCTGAAGTAGGCACAACACAGTATGCCTGGGATATTCCCAGATCATACCTAATAGGTGCCGACTCTGGACCATACACAATCACAAGCCAAAATAATCGAGTCGTTCTAGACATCATCCCAGAAGATGGAACGACCGAGACCGCCGAATTTTCCGTGGTCAATGGAACAAATCTCGGAGCGGACGACATAGCCAGCAACATCGATCTTGCTGGAGTAATCCGAGGAGATACGTACTTCACCTCCTTTGAATTAACCGTTCCCGGTGGTGGAACACACGTAATAATTATTACATCAACCGACCACCAATTAGACCAACTCAACCTTCAAGCATCCTACTCCAACGTTAAAACACTACGATTCGCAGAAGAACTAGGCATCGCATTCCCCTACACCAGGGGATATCGAGGATTCAGCGATAACCGAGTCACTCTACCAGCAACGGGAGAAGTGACACCATCCTCACCACTATCCTGCGAAACTGACCCACTCAGCGACGACTGCGCAGCAGACACAGCCTACTTCCAATCCATCGTTGGATGGCTAGTAGCCATTAGTCCAGGAACATGGGTAAACAACTACACAATCAACCTAACAATTCAAACCCAAGTAGTCGGAGACTCCTCAGGTCGCTACCAGATCGCAATCAACGACCCAAATGGCGTCCAACTAGACCTAATCCAAGACGTTAGCTTCGACCAAACCGCCGACAGATACATCGCAGACGTCATCAATCCCGGCACCAAATATGGCGGAGTAAACGGAAACACAATCATCAACTGGGAAGAGCGCCCAGCATTCTTAGAGAATGACCCATCGTTGGATGACTACGTAGTACGCCAACCATCAGCACTAAATTCCGAAGAATTCTCCGGAATGGCCAATGGTATCCCAACCGACCCAGCATACTCAAGTGAGCTTGACGCAGCCGTCATCGGCAGTCCGTCCGATGCAACGGGAATCTTCTCACTCCAGAGTTCCGAAACCTACGATTTCAACGTGCTAGCCATACCCGGATTCACCTCTGGATCCGTCATAGGTCAAGGACTGCAATTCTGCGAAGGTCGCGGCGACGTAATCTACATTGTTGACCCACCATTCGGTCTACGACCACAACAGATCGTCGACTGGCACAACGGTATGCTACTGTCCGACGTCTCAGCAGCAATCAATAGTAGTTACGGTGCCCTGTACTGGGGTTGGTTGAAAATCTTCGATCAATACAACGATCAAAACATTTGGATTCCACCATCCGGCCACGTAGCAGCCGTCTACTCTCGCACAGCCAGAGAAACAGAACAGTGGTTTGCTCCAGCCGGTCTCCGCCGTGGTAGACTGACCACAGCACTCGACGTCGAATACAACCCAGGCCAAGGCGAAAGAGACCTACTCTACGGTAGTGGCAACGCCGTAAACCCAATCGTATCGTTCATCCAGGACGGCATTGTGGTCTTCGGACAACGTACCTTGCAACGACAAGCCACGGCCCTTGACCGGGTCAATGTCAGGATGTTGCTCATCTACTTGAAGAAAAATCTCATTCGCACCTTGCGGAATTTCATTTTCGAGCCCAACGATGCGACGGCCTGGACCCAGGTTAGGAACGTTGTCAATCCATTCCTGTCTGACATCCAGGCACGTCGCGGCGTCGACGGATATAAGGTCGTTTGTGATGAGACAAATAACACTCCAGCGCGTAGAGACAAGAACCAGCTTTGGGTGTCGGTATTTATCAAGCCCACCAAAGCGATTGAATTCATTGTGTTGAATTTGGTAGTTCTGCAGAGCTCTGCCTCGTTCAACGCCGAAGAAGTTCTTGCCGCTGGCGGAGTAGTATTCCGTGGTGGCAATGTTGTCGGAAGCTAAAGATTAGGAAAGGGAGGCTTCGGCCTCCTTTTTTATGCGCTCGTGTGGGCAAGCTCCATATAATCCTTTAGCTTTATTGCAATTCGAACACAATAATTGAATGTTATCTGGGAAATTATTATCGATTAACCATTTTATCATGTTACGGCCGATCTCTTTGCGGTGTTGTTTCCCATCATTATTGATGTGGTCGAACTCTAAAAAAGCCCAGTTATTCTCGCCGCAGCATGCACACTTACCACCATACTTCTCGATACACTTTAGCCTCTTACGACGTAGTTGTATTGCTTTTTTGCTTTTGGGCTGTCGTGGTTCTTGGTGGTGTGGGCAGGCACCGAATTTACCATATCCCCTGTTGCAATTTGCACATAATAATTGTAGATCATCTGGAAAGTTGTTTTTTATGATCCAATCGTAGATATGTCTTCCTGTTTCTTTGCGGTGTTGTTTCCCATCGTTATTGATGTGGTCTATTTCTACAAATTGTTGGGTTGCACAACCACAGCAGGAACAAATTTTGCCATAATGGTTTATTATTATTGATCTTTTTCTATGCCAATATTCTACACTGCGTTTAAGATGATTATTATGGCATTCAGTACATCTAAATTTATCACCCAGTTTTTTGCCGCAAAATGGGCATATTCCTTGTTTTTTATTGGTCTCATATCGTTTGAGAGTGGAAGTTGTAGCTCTATCGATACATGCTTGACAGGTTATTGTTCCTGGTACCGGTGGTTTACCACATGTGATGCATTGACCAGCATTAACATGTTTGATTCTTTGTGTTGTTGCATTGTTTCTCCCTTTTTGGGCACAATCTTCACACAATTTTTTATCTTTTTTTCTTTGTTTTCCACATCGGCATAGATTTTCCGATTCTCTTTGTGTATATTGTTTTTTACGTTTTGATCTGCGTTTTTCCAGACATTCTTCGCAGACTAATCCCTCATCGGGTGACCTGGGTTTAGAGCATCTCAGGCAAATTTTAAGTTGAATGCATTTTTGCTTTCTTCGTTCGTGCTCGTCAGATCGGTTTCGTTTGATGGCAGGCATGAATTAATCCTAAGACAAATGGTGTATTTTTAAATACGCTAGATTTGATTGGAGGCCGCTAATTCCTGGTTTTAATATCTGCGGTACCGGTGAAGGCCCAGCGGCCACGATAGAGACTCGACGTAAGCACCGTTGGATGTTTGAAGCGTTGATCGATGACTCTATATTCCCCAGGGCTGAACGACTGATCCTCCAAAAGGCTCAGCGACCAAATTTTAAGCTCGATGAGCCCGAAATGCACCACAACCAGGAAGTTGCATACTTCGCTGGTAAGCAGACCTGGGACCCGATTACACTGACTTGGTATGATGCCGAGCAGCCAGCCGATGTATCGAAGAGCATCTATAATTGGGTGTCGATGGTCGTGAATTTCGCCCAGGCAGATGTCAATCCCCCAGCAGCGTACAAAAGAGAAGCTCTGCTTGGTATGACCTCTGGTGTGGGATATGATACCAGCGAGCAGTGGAGATTGTGTAACTGCTGGCCAAAGGAATCGAATTGGGCCGATCTTGATTACACGAATACCGAAATCTGCACAATAGATGTGACGATGAGGTTCGATAGAGCAATCAAGACTAAATAAACACGGCGTAAATCCGCTAGCTACCGGAATGGCCACCCCATGGGGTGGCCATTAACTTGACTGGAGGTAAACTTGCCAGGCTTCAGCGTACCAGGTGGAGGGGACAACGTCCCATTGTTTAATCCGCCATCGAGTGTTCGAGAAACTGCTCGGAGACATAGGTGGAAGTTTGAAGTCGAGGCACGCCAAAGTGACTATGGTGTGGCAATAGATCTGTTCAGGGAAGGAATCGTAGTCTATGCCCACAAATCAACTAGACCTACACCAGAAATAGACGTTGTTACAATTCATAATACTCAAGATGAAATATATCTGCCAGGTAAAAACCGCTGGGCTCCGATAGATATATCATTCTATGAGGTGCTTGATAAGGACCAGATAACAAATTCTACCGCCGAATGGATTTATGATTGGTGGTCTAAAGGTACTATAAATTTAGCGAAATCAAGAATAGCGACGGTTATATCAGCAGCTGGCAACAACAAGAGACAATGTACACTTACACAATTAAACGGTGCTGGTCGCGGGGTGTGGGAATATACTTTACACGGCTGCTGGCCAGAGAAAATAAGTCCAGAAGATCTCAATCATGGGGAGAGTACAATATGTGAAATAAATCTTAGGTTGAGATATGATAAAGCCTCTGAGAAGCGACCAATACAAGATGTAGGGTAATGAATAACATGTTGACAGATTATCGGAGTCAATCGTGCCAGGATTTGTAGTAGGAGGAGTGGGACGGCCTGCCGAAGAGGGCGGCATTGCAACTAATGTTGAACCGTTCTATAGCTATACATGGAAAGTGCCTAGTCTATTTCCAGGCGATGATTACAGGCCGGGTGTGACAATCTTTACTAAGGATTGTACCCTACCGACCTTCTCTGCTGGTCGTGAAGAAGTTGATGGTGCTAATCTTATTTATAAATATGCTTCAATGGTAAATTGGGAAGATGTTAGAATATCGTTTTATGATATACCTTTCCGGGGTGAGATCTTTGCAGAAAGACTTAAAGAATGGCGAGATAGTGTCTGGACTCCCGAAAGGGGTCTTGGCTTCGCGGACGATTATAAGAAAGATACTCTAATCAATGTGTTTAATTTAAATGGTTCCCGTGAGTATACTTGGACTTTATATGGGAGTTGGCCGCAATCGGTACGAGACGGTGAGCTTTCTTATACTCGTAGTGATGCCAAATTTGTGGAAGTTGTTGTTGTTTATGACTGGGCAGATACAGATAGTGCTATTATTCAATCAGATAATCCAAGATCTGGGTCGGATCCATTGCTTGTAAGAGATGGACCAGGGTCTGACCCAGATTTTGAGCCAAGACTTTAATTACCATTAAGATAAAAATAGTAGATAAGATAAATCAACCCGGAGATATATTATG